CTTTGGTAAAGAACTCTGCTATGCCTCAATACATAGGCCAAGGGTGGCGTGATTCTGACATGTTCAAGACTCATATTAAATACGAAGATGAGAAAACGGTTGAGGATGTCGTTGCGGGCAGAGAAGATCAGGACACTTATTCTGATTTTTTAAAGAATAAGGCAGATGTTACTCGTCTTCTTTCTTACGATCCGTTTGAACAGGAAAAAATATCAGATCAACCTTTTTTATATTCTCAATTATTGGGATTGCTTGACGCAAGTGAAGATGCAAACGATGATATGATGCGGACAGCTAGTTGTATTAGCATTGTCAGAGGCTTTCTTCAGCTTAGTAAGATTGATGATACAATTGCTAAATTAATGGGCGACTTAAGTCAGGTTCAGAATAATTCTGCTACTATTAAGAGTTTGCAAGAAAGCAAAGGTAAAGTTACTGGAATGATTAAGGATCTGGCTGCGGAGAGCTGCATTAGTTTGAAAAACAGCAAGAATGCTAAAAAGGGTGAAAATACTTGGACTGGTAAAATCAAAAAAATTCGTGATTTAAATCTGAGAGCTGCTAATGTTAATGGATTTGATATTCAAACTTGTCGTGGAATGCAACAAGTTCAAGAAATGAGCGACGCTTCTATTATGAAACAGTTGGCGCTTGATGAGTCTGAATGGTCTGATATGGTTGCTCAAATGCGAGAGACTATTGTTGCCCTTAGAAAAGAGAAAGATCAATACAAAGAAATCAATCGAATATTACTTCAAGAAAATTTAGATTTAAAAGATTATCTTGAAGAGAACAGTATGAAGCCAGACAAGCAATATGCCAATTTAAAAGATATGTATTCTGTCTTCTCTAGCTTGGAAGAAGATCCTGAGGAGGTATCAGAAGATGCTGGCTCAGAGTAATATATGGATTCCTGATAATTATGATAAAGATTTTTATCAGGATTATGGTGTTTTTGTAAAACCAATAAACTATCCTCTTTCTCAAAGAAAAATTGATGGCTTATTGGCTATAGCCGCTATGCAAAAATATTTTCAATGTAATCCTGTTCGAATGATTGATATTATGTTTAATTATGAATTGTTGGATGGACAGGCATTAATTGTGCAAAGATCTTGGTTTTGTCCAAATGTTTTATGTGTTTGTACCCGAAGCTATGGTAAGTCTACTATTATAGATTTGGAGACTATGGCAAAAGATATGGCTTTTAGCAATGTATGGACATATATCGCTAGTGGCTCTGGTGGGCAGGCAGAGGAAACATTTATGACACTCGAAAAATTGGCGAATGATAATATAGATACATTTGCTGGATCAACGGGGTATATTTTTAAACAAGAAATCGAAGTAAAGCAAGCTGGCGGAGATGGATTTAGTCATTCGTCTAATGGCTTTTCTTATAATTTATATAATGGCTCACAGACTACCACCCTCAATAGCAATATTTCGGCCAAAAGAGGTAAACGTGGTACAGTGATTTTTGATGAGTGCGGTTTTTTGTCTAGCGAGATGATTGCTGTTTATGGTGCTTTTGCCGCTACGAATAAAAGTTTAAAAACAGGTAAAGATTCGTCTGGCAAATCTATTGATCCGATTAGACAGCGAACCTTTGCTACAAATCTACCATATCAAAAATTTTATATTTCTTCCGCGTCTAGCACAGACACGGAGTTTTATAAATTATATAGAGATTTTTCAAAAGAACAAATAATGGGCAATCCAGACTTTTGTGTAATTCATATTGATTGTGAACAAGCGCTTAAGCCGACTTTACGTGGAGAACTAATTACTCCTCTTCTTTCTCGTTCTACAATTGAATCTGAAATGAGACGTAATCCCGAAAAAGCCAGACGAGAGTATTATTGTATATTTACAACAGACGTTGGTGCAGATGCTATTATTCGTAGAGGCACGATTACTCGTAATGAAGAAACTCGTCGGCCATTATTATCTAATGATACAGGAGATAAAAAATTTGTTATTGCTTATGATCCTGCCCGTTCAAGAGATAACAGTGTGATATCCGTTGGTGAAATATACCATGATAAAGATGTTAATGGTGATGATGATATTAAAATGAGAATTTGTAATTGTATTAACTTAATGGATATTGGCAAAAAAATAAAATCCCCCATGCAGACCCCTGATCAAATTAAATATTTAAAAGAATTAATACTTGAATATAATGCTGAATTGGATGCATATGGTAATATAGTAGGTATTTATATTGATGCGGGTTCTGGTGGCGGAGGAGTTAATATAGCCGATTTTCTTATGGAAGATTGGGAAGATAAATCAGGGAAAAATCACAGAGGGCTAATTGATAAAGAGTATTCTGCTGAATATGTTAAAAGATTCCCTAACGCCGTTAATAAATTACATTTAATGTCTCCTTCCGCTTACAAATCAGAAATGGCTGAAGCATTAATCGAGTTAGTTAATCAAGATAAAATTAGTTTTACTGCTCCTTATGATAACAAAGGGTATTTAACTGTTTTTGATGTAGATGAAGAGAAGCTCGAAAAAGCTAAAGTAGAAATTAGAAAGAGACTGAAGAAGAAAAAATTAAGTAAGGAACAATTTGAAGAGCAATTCGAAGAAGAATTATCTAAAGTTCAATCTGTTTCTACAAAAACTATTAAACTTGATTGGCAAGAAGAATTAGCACTAGCTAACATTGATGCAATGAAAGAAGAAATAGTTAATATAGTGCGTAAAAAGAGAGATTCTGGGAAAGATTCTTTTGATCTCGCTCCAGAAAAGGCAGGAAAGCTCCATGACGACCGCTTCTATACGGCCTGTCTGCTTGCTTACGCTCTTCAGCAGGAACGTCGTAAGCATCTTACTCAAAGACGAAAAACTACTAATACACAATCATTATTAGATCAACTGGTTATTAGACCAGCCACTCGTTACTCTAGCTGGTCTTAATTATATAGGAGGTGTCTATGGCACAAGTAAAATCTTCTCCGAAGAGAGCCTCGGCATCTTCGGCTACCCAGCGGCTTACAGTCGCAGAACAAAAAGAATTGATTCAAAAATATGAACAAGCAAATGAGCGCCTAAAACAATTTGAAGAAGATCGTAAGAATATTATAAAATTACGAGATACTACAAAAACTCAAACTAAAACAATTAGCGTTTTTAACAAAGAATTGTTGCGCAGATATATGCAGAGTTTGGGAAGTAATGAACAAAACTTAAGAAATCTATCGTGGTTTTTGTTTTATCGTTCCATGACATATATGCGATTATGCCACTTTTATGCTAATATGTTTTATTTGAATGGGCGCTCAGTAATTCCTCAATATGATTTAATTAAAATTCCTGATGCAAATAAGACTTTAAAATCATATCAAGAAACTTTGAGATGGTTGGAAACCATGCATTTGCAACAGGAATTTTATAATATTTATTTGACGTGCTTTGTACAGGACGTATTTTATGGTGCGTATTTTATTGACGAAACTGGAGTGTTTATTTGGCAAATACCCGCAGATTATGCTCGTATTGATGGTAAATATATGACAGGTGATTTTGCGATTAGTATGGATATGACTTATTTTAGATCTCGCCAAGAATTATTAGAGTATATGCCAGAACCATTTGATGCCATGTATAAAGAATATCAGCGTACTAATCAAAAATGGGTTCCTGTGCCTGACAAATATGCCATTTGTTTAAAATATAGGTATGAAGATTATGAAACAATTCTTCCACCTTTTCTAGCAATATTTAATGCATTAATTAATTTAGCGGACCTTGAAGATATTCAGGCAATCGCAGATGAACAAGAGATTTATAAAATGATCTGGTTACAAATGGAAACGATTGGCGAAGATATTGATGACTGGAAAATTAATCCTGAATTGATGCTGGCTTATTTCCAAAGAATGATCAATGAAGCATTACCAGATTATGTTAGTGCCGCAATCGTGCCAGGTAAATTAGATTATATTGGTTTCGAAGATCAGGCAGCTGGAGATACTAGCAAGATTTCCAATGCTACGAAAACTGTATTAAATACTGCTGGTGGTGCAGAAATATTGAACGGCGAAACTATTTCGGGCGCGGAGGCGTTTAGATATTCACAAGTGGCAAATACAGAATTTGCTATATCTTCTCTTCTACCTCAAACGCAAGCATTTGTCAATCGTCAGTTAAGTTATCTCTGTACTAATCCTTGCACTGTTAAATTCTTTCCTATTTCAGTGTATACCAGAGAACAATTTAAAGAGGATATGATGAAAGCTGCTCAATATTCTCTGCCGACGAAGTTAGCATATATGACTTTAAATGGTTTTTCAGAAATAGATACATTAGCGTTAAGTAATCTGGAAAATAATGTTTTGAAGTTACAAGATATTATGATCTATCCGTTAAATTCTTCATTTACGAATGCTGGGACAGTGACAGAAGGCACAGATCCCGAAACGGGTGGGCGTCCTGCGGATGCGCAGCAAACTACAGCGGGAGAAAAAAGTGCTGAAGGTAGAGATAATGCACAGTCATAAGGAGAAAACATGAAAAAAAAATTTATTTATACCACTTCAAAAGAAACAGCGGATGTGTTGAGAAAGAAAGGACTATTAGAAGTTGCTCCTCAATCAACCAACGGTTGGACTTTTGTTAATGATGACAAGATTCGTTTTGAATTAAATGATAAAACAATTTATACCAATAAATTGTTTATGTAATCTCCTCTCCTGTTGAGGAGTTTTTATTATGTGGAAGATATAGGTTGGGCTGTCCGCCTAGTAAAAAGCATTATAGGGATTCCCTAGCTTACCTTCAAATATAGACTGGCAAAATGCCAGTCTTTTTTATTTGGAGGATTGCTTTATGAGTTACAATATTGGGACAAAGAAATATGAAGGATATATCTATAAAGTTTATAATGATTACAACGATAAATTGTATATTGGACAAACTATAACTACGCTCTCAGAAAGATGGCATGGGCATATGTCAGCGTGTTTGAACCCTAAATATAAAACTGTGTTGTATAAAGCAATGCGAAGTTTTGGCAGAGAAGTTTTTCACATAGAAGAATTAGTGCGAATCGAGTCTGATACAATTGAAGACTTAATCCAATCGCTTAATACATTAGAACAAAAATACATTCTTGATTATCATAGCTCTATTTATGAAAACGGGTATAATGTCGAGTGGGGCGGAGATAATAAAAAAGTGAAGGGGCGACCCGTGTGTAAATATGATTTAAACCTATGTTTGTTAGAAACATATGATTCTGCTCAAGAAGCGGGTCGGAAAAATAAGATAGATGGAGCCACAGTTTATAATTGTTGTTGTCATGATTATTATACTGCAAATGGTTATATTTGGGCTTTTGAAGACCAATTACCAATTTTACCATTATATCATATGGGACAGCAAAAGCCATATAATTTAATCGAAGGAAAAGATTTACATATTAATGATCATATTATTAATGAAGTGCCGAATGATATTATTAAACAAAATCGTTTATTAAAAGCCGGATGGAATGGCAAAAAAGTGTATATGTATAATTCATATGGCGAAATAGTTAAAATATACAACACTACCGTTGACGTAATTGATGATACAACTTTAAATTATATAAAACTATTCAACATATTGTCTGGGAAGTCTTGTATTTATAATAAACATTATACATTTAGATATGAAGATGATGAATATTTAAAATATCCTATTTCGAAGGCCATGCAAGCGATTACAGTTTATGATTTACAAGGAAATATTGTAAATCATTTTCCAACGATTCATGATGCAGAGATGTTTTTACAAGTACCCAGCGGCGAAGTAACAAAAGTACTTAAACGGCAAGGGTCCTGTAAAGGTTATTTATTATCTAAATATGGAGAGCCGTTAAAAAGAACACTAGATAACAATCGACATATTTATTTAAAATGTAATGCTTCTTGGAAAGTTATTAAGGAGTATAACAGCTATCAACAAATACAAGAAGATATGAACATAAACAGCGGAGTTATATCTCACATATTAAAATCAGCTATTTTGAATAGGACAGAATTTATGGGGTATTATTGGAAATACAAAGACGAATATTTCTCGAATTAAGAAAGGAGGCGAGTAATAAAGTGAGTGAATTTGTTTCTTTTCAACAATTATATGAATATTTTGTCTCTAACAAGTGCGATGTCAAATTTCATGCTAATAATGAAAATAGTAATATAGGCGTTAGCGTACCGGGGAATTTAACATTTGATTCTCAAGATAAAACGGATGAAACAGAGGGTTTGCTTCCTGTAACATTACAAGCATGTCACATATTAAAAAATAACAACCAAAGTTTTATATCCGAAGATTCTATGAATAACGCCTTACCTTCTTTTTCTAATAGACCAATTTTAGGGTATATTCATGAAGTAGATGGAGTTCCTCAATTTTACACACATAATATGCATATTAGTGAAGATGAAGAGTTAGTATATGATGAGATTCCTGTAGGAGTCATCCCTGAATCTTGTAATGCTCGGTTAGAATATGATTCAGACAAGAAGCAAACATATTGTTGTGTTGAGGGGTATATTTACGAAGAATATAGTAAAGCTGCTGAAATTATTCAACGAGAGGGCCAATGTCCAGTCAGTGTAGAATTGTCTGTGAGAGAAATGTCATATAATGCAAAAGATAAAATATTAAATTTGGAAGATTTTTATTTTTCTGGAGTAACCGTTTTAGGATACGATGAATCAGGAAAAGCAATTAAACCTGGGATGGCAGGTTCCAATATTAAAATCAATAATGCAGCAAATGAGGATATCTCATTTGAACAAAATGATAAATTGATTGAGACTCTTGAGGCGTTAAATAAAACGTTGGAAGAGTTAAAAATAAATAATGCTAACGGAAAGGAGGAAAAGCCAATGGATAAGTTTAACGAACTTTTAGAAAAGTACGGTAAAACTGCTGAGGACATAACTTTTAGTTACGAAGGCTTGTCTGACAAAGAATTGGAAACCGCCTTTGCGGAAGCATTTGCAGAGCAGGAAGATAATTCTGGGTCGGAGGGTCTTGGAACTCAACAGTTTGATGGTGATTCTGAAACCGATCCTGAAACCGACCCGGAAGCAGACCCTGAAACTGATAATACTTTAGATAACGATGCTGGTAGTGAAGAGGATGAAGATGGTAATGGTGTAGATGGTGAGGATGATTCAGATGACGGAGCCGCCAATAATAATGATGAGTCTGATCCCAAGAGACAGAATAATGAGTTGAGTAAGGGCGAACTTTTTGATCAGTTGTTTGAATTAAGTTTTGACGAAATTCGCCAAGGGCTAAATGCTTTGTGCTCCATTTATCGTAACGATGAAGAATGGTGTTATGTTGAAGATGTTTATGAAGACTATTTCATTATGTATGATTGGGATTCCAACAAGGTCTGGAAACAGAGTTACACCAAAGATGGCGACAATCTGTCCTTAAATGGTGAACGCACTCAGTTGTTTATTATGCTATTAACCGAATCTGAGAAGATCAGTATTGAAAACATGCGTCAGAATTATGAAAGCGTCTGTGGTCAATTGGCTCAGTATCAGAAGCAAGAATTAGTTGCTTCTGCTGACTATGCTGCTATAGCTGACAAAGAGGATTTTTCAAAGTTGGCAGCCGAAGTAAACGACGGCAAAAATGAAATGACGTTTGAGGAATTAAAGAACACCGTAGATCAAATGCTTTTGAATTATGCCAAGAGCGGTAACTTGACATTTGCTAAGCCTGAAAATCGCGCTCCAGCACGGATGAGTTTATCTCCGTCTGGCGTTAAAGGTACACCAAAGAAGTCAAGGTATGGAAATCTATTTTCTAAAAAGAGATAATCAACAAATTAATAATAACATAGAAGCCAGTATTTGCTGGCTATTTTAATGAAAGGAGAACAACGCTATGATTAAGTATACTATTGCGAAGCATGCGTTTGGTTTCCCCAGCAAGGTAGTATCTGGCTACGGTGGGGGACACATTTACAATATTCGTTTGACTGAAGATACTGATAATACAGCTTTGGTGGGACGTGGTGATTGGATTGCTTTTGATGAATATGAGCAGGCCGCTACCCCTACTTTTGCTGGTGTGATTCGGGAACAGGCTGCGAATGGTAATTGGTATATTGAGGTAACTGATGATACAGAGGCACTGTTTGTATATGACGCTCCTGTGATTGCAGAGGATTATAACAAAGAATTTGCGAAAGAAGAGAATTTCTACAACGAGTCTGGCAAGACTGTTAAGGCATATTCTCTTATTAAGGGCGATATCTTTGAGGTGTCTCCCGCTGGATTTACTGGTACACCCGCAGCAGGCAAGGCAGTCACTTTTGCAAGTGGCAAGTATGTTGTTGGGGCTTAATTTTGTGGAAAGGAGGTAAGTGATAATGAATAGAAATCGTAAATTGATTGTGACTGATCATATGACACAGGTATTTAGTCAGTTTGAAACTGACGCCGAGGGAATTAAAAACCTCATGACTGACCTCGCTCTCCGCAGAGAGATTTTTGATGAGGAAGGTAACCGTATTTCTCAGCAAGAAGCTGATAAGAAGCTACGCGATATGACTCTGGCTATGTTTGAGCTGGACGCAGATTCTCTGCGTTCTGATCGTGCCTTTAACCGTGCAATGAAGCGCCATGGCCAGGAATGGTTTGAGATTATTGAAGAAGTCGTTGATGAGTATATTTCCTATGGCATGAGAGAGAGCGAACTGTTTAATCAGCTTGTGAATGTTAGATCTCGCGCTCTTGGTCAGGACAACCTGTTCTGGGTAGAGGATGAAGATCTGATTTTGAGTATTGCCAAGGTTGGTACTTCTCATCATGATTATATTCTGCAGCGTCCCGGTGTGGGTGAATCCTATACTATCCCGGTAGACCGTTATGGTGCTGCGGTTGGTATGGAGCTTAATAAGTATATGGCTGGTCAGGAAGACTGGACTAAACTGGTCGCTATGCTGGGTAGATCTTTCATTATGAAGCAGCAGGTTGAAATTTATAATCTGGCTATGAATGCTGCGACCAAGCTACCTGTACAGACTGGTTTTGTTGCTTCTGGTGCATTTAGTGCTGCTACCAAGGCAGCTGTTGATGCTATCATTGAGAATGTTAGCGCGGCTAATGATGGTGCTGAGGTTGTTGCTATTGGTACTCGTACTGCTCTGAAGAACTTTGCTAAGCTAGGCGACGTGAACTGGATTGCTCCTTCTATGAAAGAATCCGTGGCTCATACTGGCCTACTGGGCGACTATGAAGGTACTGAACTGGTAGTTGTGGAACAGCGTTTTGCTGATAAGACTCTGACGACCAAGCTGTTTGATGATACTAAGATCCTGTTCCTTGCCAAGGGTGTAGACAACAAATTAATTGATATGTTTACAGATGGTGAGACTGAGATTGACGAAATCACTGAGAAGGGCGAAGAGCATGGCCGGTATGATGACCTGGGTAAATATGAGATCCAGATGAGCTGGGGTATGGCTGTTCGTGTTAAGAGAAGGTTTGGTCAGTGGACTCTGACTGCGTAATTATAATAGAGAAAGAGGATAGATTTGGTGTCTATCCTCTTTATTCGGAATAAAAAGGAGATACTACTATGGCAAATAGAAAAGTAACGTCCGCGCCGAAGGTTGCGAAATCTGAGGTGCAAGAGACTGAAGTGACTCAGAAGGTTGAAAAAGAAATTACAAAAAAGAAATTCGCACAGGAAGACGGCATTATGTGTCGTTCTGTTACAGTGGGCGGGTTATGGTATACTGGCCCGAAATCTGGTTTGACGTACAATTTTGTAGAGTACGGAGATGAGACAGAGATCGAATATCGGGATTTGGTAGCCTCTGTAAGAAGTCGCTCTAATTATATTTTTGGCCCATTTTTTGTAATTGAAGATGATGAATTCATTGCTGAGTTTCCTCAGTTACAGAAATATTATGATGAGCAATATACAGTTGATGATTTAAGAGGTGTGTTAGATTTAAGTGTAGATGATATGGTTGCAACCATTCAGACTTTACCACCTCGTGCAGTTAATTCATTGAAGAGTATTGCTTCAACGTTAGTATCCAGCGGTCAATTGGATAGTGTGAGAAAGATCAAGGCCCTTGACGATTTGTTCGGAACAGAATTAAATTTATTGGCGTCTTTGATGGAATAAGAAATGGAGGTAAATACCAATGGCCTCTATTGATTATAATGACATTTATCAAAGCTTCTATCTTAAGGTAGAAGCTTATGATTTTCTAGAAATGGACGACAATATTGTGCAAGAATTATTGTGTAATTGGATTCATGCATCGGCTCGTCCACCTTATATTCGTAGATTGTTTTCATCACTAAGCTTTGATGATGATATCATGCGCTTAACATATGAATTAAAAACCACTACCAACGACACTGAAGATGAAGATTTTGTGATTGAATTACTGGCGTTGGGATTGGGTATCAACTGGCTTTCTCCTAAGGTAAACAGTTTAGTTAATTTGCGGTCTGTCTATGCTAGTAAAGAGGAAAAGGTTTTTAGCCCAGCTCAGACACTAAATTCATATAAAAGTCTTTTGGATAGTTGGAAAAAGGAGCAACGTCGTATGATAGGTGACAGAGGATATATTTATAATGCTTATGTAAATGGGGAGGATTTAACGCAATGATAAATCATAAATACGGTACATTTACAGATGAGCAGTTTAACGAATATAAAAAACAATTACACAAAAAATTATTTTGGCTCTTGATATATAAAGACCCTAATACTAAAGATCAATTCCCAGATGTAGACCAAAAAAATTATGAGCAATATTTTACGCATGTAATGTATGAGATTGATGGAATGAATAGTCTTCTCTTCTATCCTTCCGAAATATGTATTATGATGAGTGTCTTAGAGACCGCATTACATGAAACGCAAAAACAAGATTTTGATTATAAACCCTATCGCAAATTAATTTTGGATGCACATGCTTTGATTGATAAAATACAGCCCAAAGAATGTAAATAATGGTTGGACTATCTCAGTATAAATCATATTTGCGACAGAATGGCGCAAATTTAGCACAAATTCGTCGTAAGCAATCAGATGCTATTATCAATCAAACTTGGACGGGCGATCCAACATATAAACGAGTTTACATTTTAACCAAAGATGGCTGGAAATGGGAAGATGCAAAATATCAATTTCACCAATCACAGTCGGTTGCGAAGGACAATGTGGACTATTATCTTCAATTCAGACCAGGAATTCATTATCCTATTGGAAGTTATGTTTTAGTTCCTGATGATACTAGTTCAGAATTAAATTTAACTCAAGAAGAATTTGCGAATCCATTTAAACAGCCGGTACGGAAAAGGACTCAATGGTGGTTAATTGTCGATAGAGATAATCAAAATGCGTATGTAAGATATAATATATTGCAATGCAACTGGGAATTTAACTGGGTTTATAATGGAGAGATTAATCATTTGTTTGCTGTTGTTAGATCTGCCAATTCCTACACAAGTAGATTTACTGCTCGTCACATTACTGTGATGTATGTCCTTTAATTGCTGGGACCCCCTTAGAGATCAATAAACTACAACATAAGGATGAAATAAGCTTAAGTGTGAAAGTATAAAAATTATTGATATTGGGCAATCAGCAGCAAAGCCTTGAAGAGAGGAATGTTCAACGACTATCGCTGAGATGCGAGTAGGCTTAAGTAGGCCGAAACGGGGACTTAAAATGATATAGTCTGAACGTCATATGAAAATATGAGAAAGTCTTTTAAAGACCTCAATCAGCTTAACGAACTGTTTGAGTAACATTTTGGGTATTTGGAGGGCAGAAAAGACGATTACCCTTGATAACCTAACTGGGTTTTGGGCACCTGACACGACATTGGTTTATGAAGACCAGCGTGAAAAATTAGGTTTGCCAGATACTCGTACTATAATGCATGATCAAAGGTTTTTATTAACAACAAATTCAATGGATCCAAAAGTATATCAAGTAACCAAAGTAGTAGAAGTATCCCCTCTGGGTTTATATAAGTATTCTGTTAAACAGGATGAATATAACCCTAAACGGGATAATATAAAATTAAGAGTTTGTGATTATTATACAAATATGGGAGACCCTCAACCTGATATATCTCATGAGGATTTGACGGGAAAAGAATTTTCTATTATTCAATTATTTACAAACGAAAATGAAGAGTTGATAGAGCAACCCGGTTTATCAACATCTCAATTACAACTTGGTAATATATATTATTATCAAGCGAAATTAGGGACGCATTATGTTCCAGCAACATGGGAAATTAAAGTACTTGATGATTTAATAGATGATACTGAAAAGAAGCGTTTAGAAGGTTTAATTAAATTAACGGCATATGATGATAATGTTATTGCTATTAAACCAGCAAAAGCCTATAGCTTAGTTGGGAAACGTTTCCAGTTATTCGCCAGTCAAGAAAACGGAAATTATACTGCAA